TGCCGTTCACGGTGATGCTGTTCATGTCTGCCTTCATTGCCTTCTTCTCCTGTTCGCGATTATTGGTTTTCTCACTTCCCCAGCAGTTCGGGCGGCTTGCCAAACGCGGCCGGCCCGGCTGGCTTGTCGAACCGCGACGGCTTGACCTCTACCACTACGCCCTTGACCGGCTTGGCGTCGTCCACTTCGCCCTCTGGCACTTCCTGGCCAAGGTACATCATGCCGCCCTCCGAAACGCCCGGTCATTGTTGATTGAGCCGTAGCCGTAGCCGTCGCCGTAGCCGTAGCCGGAGCCGGAGCCGGAGCCGTAGCCGTAGCCGGAGCCGGAGCCGGAGCCGGAGCCGGAGCCGGAGCCGGAGCCGGAGCCGGAGCCGTCGCCGTAGCCGGAGCCGTCGCCGTAGCCGGAGCCGTCGCCGTAGCCGGAGCCGGAGCCGTAGCCGTCGCCGTAGCCGGAGCCGTCGCCGTAGCCGGAGCCGGAGCCGTAGCCGATGGGTTTCATCACAGCCCCCAATCGTCTGCGACCGGAACGCGGAACACCTCGGCGCCGGAAGGGATGTCCACGTCGTCACTCTTGCGGATGTCCACATTGGAATCCTTGGGGTTGGCGATGACACCCGTAAACCCGATTGACGACCACCGGAACACCCACACCGCCCGGCTGAGCCGTATTCTGCCATTAGCCTCGGTCACGTCCCCGGCGAAAATCCAGCCCCGGTCGACCACCACCACGGCGCGGTTGCCGTTGGGTTTCCCCTGCCCTTTCGCCACATACTCGATGCCGTTCACGGTGATGCTGTTCATGTCTGCCTTCATTGCCTTCTTCTCCTGTTCGCGATTATTGGTTTTCTCACTTCCCCAGCAGTTCGGGCGGCTTGCCGAACGCGGCCGGCCCGGCGGGCTTGTCGAACCGCGACGGCTTGTCCTCTACCACTACGCCCTTGACCGGCTTGGCGTCGTCCACTTCGCCCTCTGGCACTTCCTGGCCGGTGATCGTGGCATACAGCCAGGCGCGGGCCTTGCGGGTGGCCTTGCCGATGATGGCGTCAGCGCCCATGCCAGCGTTGACGCGGACGCAGATTTGCAGGATCTTGGTTTGCTTCGCCGCGCCGCTCGGATACACCCACTCGACTTCCATTGGCACCACCGCGCCGCCGTCTTGCGTCTTCGGAATGCCAGGCGTCACGGAGTATGACAGCCCGTGGATGCTTGACAGCTTGCGCCCCATGCCTTCTTTGGTGATGTAAGCGCGGCCGGCGATGATATTGAACTCGTTGCCGACCGGGTGAACGCCTTGCATCAGCGCCTCAATTGCGCAGTCGCGGAGCACGTCCTCTTTGTATCCGCCCGTCGAATCCTTATCGGTGCGGAACCCGATGGCGGAACCTTGCAGGGCCATCAGGCGCTTCATGATTTCGGGCGTGAAGGCGCTTCTGATATCCTGCATGGCACCAGCGATGGCGATGGCCTTTCCCATTTTGCCGGCGATTTGCTGGGCGGCGATGCCACGTTCGATGGCGGAGTCGAGATCGTCGACTTTGATGAGGGCGGTTGAGCTTTTCTTGGTTTCGGTCATGGTTATTTCCCCTTAATCTTGAACAGTCCCCACCCCATGCCGCCGGACTTGCTGGACGGCCGGCCTTCGCAGATTCCGCACTGCATCCCGGCCCGCATGAGCAGGTTGGCGATGTCGGTTTCCGTGAACATGTCGGAATCGAAAGTGATGCGAACCCTGCAAGCCCACTTGCGCCACATGGGGCGCGGGCGAATATCTGCCCCGCCCATTTCGGGCTTGACGAGCATTTCGGAATATTCCGGTTTGCCGCCGATAATCTTGACCAGGCCGGTTCCCTCGTCCTTGTCCACGCCATCGGGTTCGACATAGAATCCGATCTTGGCCTTCGTCATCGGGAATCCCACAAGGCGGCAGGCGTCGATCATCGCCTTGCGGAACGTGGCGCAGGTGACGCCATCCCATCCGCCATCTTCCGCAATGTGCCTCGCGGCCTCGAAACAAGCCTGGAAATCCTTGGGATCGTGAGCCTTGCGAACCTTCTTGGCCCCGGCCATCTGCGAAGCCTTCATCTGCTCACGCGCCTTGGCGCTGAACTTGTTGACCACCAGCGGAGCCGTTCCGACCACTTCAATCTCCACGGTCTTAAACGCTGGCGCGGTGATGCTGACTGATTCTTCCTTGCCCTTCATTTTCTCAATCCTCCCGTTTGTTTTTCCGCTGCCCGTTCCTGCCATTGCGGTTCGTTCCTATCGTCTACGCTCCGGTCCCTTCCAATCCTGCCGTTCCGTTACGGTCCGCTCCCTTCCGCTCCGGTCCGTTCCACTCCATTCCTGCCGTTGCTCTCCGATCCACTCCGATCCGCTCCCCTCCGCTCCATTCCAATCCTGCCAGTCCATTCCGCTCCCCTCCTCTCCTGCCGTTACGACGCCATCTTCCTTCCAGTGCGCTTTTGGGCCTCCTCCACGGCCAACCACACCGGCGACAATTCCACCAGGGAGATATACTTGCGGTGAAGCGCGGACAGTTCCGCGAAGGCGTCGGCAAGCATGATTTGCCGCTGCGTCTTGTTGGAGAGCACGTTCACCAGTGGACGGTAAATGGTCTTCCCGTCCTTTTTTCTGTCGGACGAGAGGCTGATGTATTTACGCACACAAACGTCGGTTTTGATGGTCTTGCGGGGCTGGGCCACCACGGTCACACAAAGCCGAATTATGCGCCCCGCCTGTTCCAGCCGATAGAGTTCAGCCGCCTTGTGGTCGTCCCATGTGAACTGGCGGTAAAGCGCCGATGTCCGATGGGACCTTGCCCACGATACCACGATCTCTGGCGTCAGTTCTCCGTTGTTTTGCTCAGTGAGAAGCTCCACTTCCTCTTGAACGGCCTTCGGTGCGTTGACGTTGGTTCCCATCTTCCTCTCCCTTGTTTTTTTTGCCTCTCTGCCCATGCCTCACTCAAGCCCCATTTGTTTCCTCCTCTTTTTCAGCCTCGGCGAAAAGAACAGCTCAAGCATCGCACGGCAGGCGCACTCTACGAAAGGTTCTCGAAATGGATGCTTTCTGTTGTGTTCGGCACACTGGCGCAGTTGCGCGGCCGTAGCCCATGGCCGTGCTTTTCCGCCGCTGCCCTCGCCGCCCATGTTACTTCCCGCCTTTCACTGCTTTCAGCATGTCGGCCAGGGTTATATGCTTGCGGATGATATCGGCGTATGCGGCGGCGGATGCGGCGTCTGCGGCGTATGCGGCGTATGCGGCGTCTGCGGCGTCTGCGGCGTCTGCGGCGTATGCGGCGTATGCGGCGTATGCGGCGTATGCGGCGGATGCGGCGTCTGCGGCGTCTGCGGCGTATGCGGCGGATCGCACCTGCTCTAACGTGGCCTCACCCTTGCACCATTTTTCCGCAGTCTCGATGGCTTGCAACGGCCTCAGTTCACCGGCCGTGACATGCTTTAGCGCCGTCCGCGCAATGACACACGCGGCCATAACTAGCTTTTCGCGCTTGACTCCTACCCTACCCGCCAGCCACAGCATCCATCGTGGGTTTTTGCACGTCTTCCATGCGGTTGCGGCGGACTTCCTGCCCACCCATTTCGTTGCGTCGGCGCAGGCGTTATGCCTTTTCAGCAGCACCTTGAGTTTGCTGTTGGTCATGTTCACACTCCCGACTTGGCGGTGATGATGAGCGCGGCGAGGTAGCCCGCAAAGAACAAGCAAGACCACCAGGCAAGGCGGACAATCACCCTGCCGGTTGCGGCAAACAACGCGTCGATGCGATCCTGCCGCCGCCACTTTTCAACCTGCTCCGGCGGTATGACGTGCAAGCCCTCGTACAGGTTATGCTCGGACATGGTTTGCCTCCGCAATTTCCTCTTGGGTGAACTCGTACTTGACCTCGGCTTTCGGCCCGCAGTGCAAGCGCCGAGTCTTGCCATCGAATGAGGCGACATACCCCATCCGCCAAAGATCGGCGCATGGCTTCCATGGGTTAGGCCCGAGGGTTTCGGCGTACTTCCAGATGGCGATGCGCGGGACAAACAGGCTGCCGGCGTATGCCCAAACACTGTCCCAAACACTGGCCGAAACACTGGCCGAAACACTGGCCGAAACACTGGCCCGAACACTGGCCCAAACACTGGCCCAAACACTAGCCCGAACACTGGCCGAAACACTGTCCGAAACACTGGCCGAAACACTGGCCCGAACACTGGCCCGAACACTGTCCCAATTAGCAACCATCTTCAGCGCCCGCTCACGCGACAGAGGCTTGGGTTGCATCAACGGGTGAACGGGGTTGAACGCCTCTTGCACATTCCAGCCGGTGAGCCTTGAAGCGGCCCACTCTTTCAGCGCAACGCGGCAACGCTTCTCAGCGTCCGTGGCATCATACCAGTCAAGTTGGTATTCCCACGTGCTAAGGGGCAACGAGAGGAAGCCGCCGGGGGGGCTGATTTCCACGCGGACGAAATTTACCCGCCCCGCGCCCTCGTGCAGCTTGAACTCGTCGATGATGTCTTCATGGCTGTCGGATAGCGGCAGCCACTTCACGTCGTCTTTCAGCAGGATGAATGATGCGCACTTGCACATATCAGCGCCCCTCCGCCTTGCGGATTGCCTTGCGTGCCGCGCCAATAACCATGCCGAGGTTATAGGCATCATCGCCCGGTCGGCAGTCCGGCGCGGTTCCGTTGGCGCAAGCCTCGATGTCCTTCAGCGCATCATACAGCTCCCGCGCATGGTTCTCAACATTCATCGCCTCCCAGCCCCTGCCAAGCTCCGCCGCCTCCTCGACGGTGACATAGTAGACCTCATAATACCCGCCCGCGCCGTCTGCCAGCCCGTAGAGTAGTCGCTTGCTCATGCCTTGCCTCCCGTTTAGATTTGCCTCTGCCTAGGGATTAAGGTATCCCCGCAAAAAACGGATGCAAGGAATTTGCGATAATTATATTTGCCTGAATATCAAAGAGTTACAACATCAGCCAATGTCTGCAATCCTCGCCAGCGCCATGGCGCTCCGCACCAGACAGCGCTCGATGTGGTCGGCCGCGCCCTCGCCGTCGGTCCTGCCCTTTTCGCCGGCCAGTTGGGCGGCGGCGGTGACGGCGTGGCCTGCCACCTTATGGGTATGGTACTGCGGCGTCCTTGCCCTCCACTCCAGGTGACCGCCATGGCTCGCCGAATTGCTCCCTACGATGTCGGATATGGCCAGCGCCGCCCGGACGCAAAGACGGGCCGTTTCCGCATCGCAGGCGAGGCGCTTGCCGTCGGGCCATGTCTCAACCTTGATGCCCAGCAAGTGCGCAACCATCACCTCGACCCTCGCGCCGGGAGATGCGCGCCAGCCCGGCAAGGCAACCACTCGGTCGCACCTGACGAGCTGGCCAACATCCTCACGCAGGCATGATTTCCAGAGGTCGGCAAACCCGGGTGCCTTGTCCGCGCCCGGCGTCCACGGCGGCGGTTCGGGGTGCAGGTCGTGCGGGTTGATGACCGTCTCGCCCTGCGCCGCCAACTCGCGGGCCACAAACGCGAACCCGGCGCGGTTCCAGTCCGGCTTACTGGTCATCGGCCCGCAGATGTAGACGCGCACCGGCCTACCGCTCCGCGCCGTAGAACGCCGTGAACTCGGCATTGATGCTGTTGGACAGCCGCCGGTCGTCCTGAACGGTGACGCGGATGATCCATCCGCCGACGTGCGCGGCCAGCCCCTTGGTCACCATGAACGGCGTCTGCCACTGGCAGCAGCCGACCTGAACCACGGCGATGTTCCGGTAGCTCGGCATGAACTCGGCCTTGTGGTAGTGGCCGATGCAGAGCAAGTTCGGCTTGCCGCCGCCCTCGATCTGCTCCGCAATCTTTTGTGGCCTATATGAGAGGCTATACGCAGCGCCCCCGCTCGGATGCATCAGCCCCACCCTGAACTTGCGGCCGTTGCCGGTCGTGAACAGCACCGTCGCGTAGTCCTCGCCGAGAAAGTTCCAGTCCGGCCGGCGGTCGGCCAGCTCCGGCCCCACGTCAACGCCTGCGGCTTTCTTCATGCTCGCGTCGTGGTTGCCGGTGACGAAGTGGGTAGTTATGCCGTCGATCTTCGGCGCGTGCTTGACGAACCAGTCCCGTTGCGCCGCCCAGCCGTGCGCGTGCAGCTCGAACTCCTGGCCGTGATAGACCTTGTGGCCGTCGATCACGTCGCCGACGTGCAGCACGTCCTTGACGCCGGCCGCGTTGAACGCGCCGTACAGGGCTTGCAGCGGGTCAAGCGCCTCGAACCGCGAGCCGAGGTGGGTGTCGCCGATGACGCCGAACACGAGGGTATTGTCGGCGCTGGCGATCTCCAGGTTGATCGGGTGCCGGGCCTGCGCCTGCTGCTTGAGCGCCGCTTCCAGTTCCGCGATCCTGCTGCCGCCGTACTTGACCTCGAAGTCACCGATGCTCTTGCGCTTCGTCGTCATACCGCTTCTCCTTTGATTCGTCGCATTTCCTTGATGGTTGCCGCCGACGCCCACAGCACCTCGCCGTTGACGCGATAGCGGTTCGGAATGAACTCCTTGTCGTCGGCGGCCAAACGCCAGCGGGCCGAGTTGCCGCCGACCGCCTGCCGGAACTCCGCGTCGGTCATGTAAACGCCGCCCGCAAACAACCGCCGCAGCCCGTCACGTATCTTCCATGACTGGTCGTGCTCCTTGCGGAAGTCCGCCAGGTTGCGGCCGGTGATTGCTATCTGCGGCGACGCCAGCACCTTGACTTCATCGCCCACCTTGCGCCGGTGTCCATTTCTGCCCGGCGAGACGCCGAACGCCACTCGGACGGTCTTTGGGTCCCGCTTGACCTTCTCCCCGATTTTTCGGTAGGACATTCCCGCCTGCCGCCACTGCTTCATCTGCTCCGTGAGTTGCATCGGCCTCCCTTTCGCTTGCTGTTGGGTTTCGTTTCGCTGCCCGGCAAGATGACCTTCCTGCCCAGGATGCACTTGTTCGGGATGACGACCACCTCCGATATGTCGCCATCATTCACCAGCGTTCCGGCAATTACCACGTTCTCCTTGTTCTCGCGGATCAAAAAACCTACCGTGTAAACCTTGGGCGAATCCATCCGCACGCTGGACTGCTGCGTCCATTTGCCAGCGTTGGGCGAGCAAGCGTCAATCCACCACACCAACTCGATAGGCGGGCGCGGGTTGGTTCGCTTTGACATTAGCGTGTCCACTTGTACCAGCCATACCACGCCACGCTGACGCCGAACCAGCGAAGGTTGGCGCGCCAGCCGTCCATGTGGTATAGCTTGTTGAGCCGCCGGAACCTGGCGTTGCTCTCCCAGCCGCCGCGCCCGGTCTGCCAGTCGTAGTCGTGCCGGACGCACGGCGGGAAGTACTTGCTCGGCCAGCCCGGTTCGCTGACGGCGGTGCATCCGTCGCAATCCGTGTACCAATCCCATGCCTTCTCATCGTGCACCGCCTCCATGATGTCGTGCCGAGCCCATGGCGGGAGGCCGAAGAAGTCCAGGCTCTGCACGATGCGGCGATACTCCGACCATCTGTTGATCGACCAGGAGTTCGGCCTTGTCCGGCGCGGTTCCGGTTGCGGTGTCATCGCTTCAGCACCCTGGCGGACAGCTTGCCCGCCCGCTCCTCAATCTGCCGCCTCTGCTCTGGTGTCAGCGAGCGCCACGCCGCCAGCATCTTCCGCCACGCGGACGCCAAGCACCTTATCCAAGCTGTACGTCTTGCGTCCATCAAACTCCGCTTGCTTGCCCGCGTTCCAAAATTGCACCGGCCGGCAATAGCCGCACACACGCGAATACACCTCCGACGGGAGGCCGCACTTGGGCATGGGCCAAACCTCTTGTCATGGTTTCACCTTCTGCCATGTGTCAACGGCGGTCTTGCCCAGCTCGTTGAGCCAGGAGCCGGCCGAGGCCAGCTTCTTCCATAGTGCTGTCACAGCTTCACCTTGTCCCATCCCTCGAGGATGGCCCCGAGAACGGACGCGACCCGGTCGGCGGTCGTGTGGGTGGCGCATCTTTCCTTGAAGTGCAGCACCGTCTTCCCGTCCGGCGCCATCTGCTCCCATTCGCGTTCGTACTCGATGTCCGGGCCGAACGGCACCTTGGTAGACGTGACTGATACGAAGTGCCCGTTGACGTCGTAGACCGGGCTGACGGTGCTGTTGCACCCGCAGCACATCCATGCCAGCAGCAGGGCGATTAGCAGCGCCAGGCAAAAAGTCCCCCGCGCCGGGAGGGGAGGATTACCAGGAGGCAGGCCTGGTCCCGGCGCGGGGAAGTTGGGGTGGTACCGATTTCGCATCTGCCCGATCTCCTTGCACTTAGGGCGGCGTCAACCGCTCACCAGTCCTTGTAGACAAAGCCGTTCGGCCCGTCGAACTGGAGGATGGCGTAGTCGTCATCCAACCAGCAGGCCCAATTGTCCTCAATCACGGTTCCCGGCAGCGCTTGTATTGATTGGGTCATCACCTCGGTGTAATTGGTGCCGTTGGTGATGGTCTGCTCGCCGCCGGAGGCGAACAACCTGAACGTATTGACGGCGTAGCCATCGGGAGATGCAAACGTGTAGGTGACGTAAGGGGTGGGTTCGGCGACGGCCATGACGGTTGCCTGCGGTGTACATCCGCCATGGCTGAACTGAAACGCCGCCCGGTAGTTGTTAATTGCCGCCTTGCCGTCCGCGCCATCCATCCACAGGCTCAATGCCGTGACCGGGCCGGTCGCCGCACTGGACGCCCACGCTGCGGCGTTGTATGCGGTCACGGCGGCGGAGTATGCGTTGGACATCTTTTCGGCGTTGGTGGCTCCGGTATTGTCGCTGCCGGTGCCGGTGCGGCGTTCAGTGGGGCCGGCGGTGGCGGAAATGGTGGCACCGCCCCATCGGAGCATGTTGATGATCTTGTATTGCTGCAAGGCCCATGCGGCGACCAGGTTGCCGGTTCCCGGCGCGGCGATGCGCGAGCCCGCACCGATAGCCGCAAGCATCGTGGATTCCGTCCACGCGATGGACGTCAGCGCCATACCGTCGACCCACGAGAGGGTATGATTGGCATACTTGGCGATCAACGAGGTGACGGCGGCCTGAAAGGTGCTGAACCATGTATTCGGCAATGTGCCGGACGCCGGAACCGCCGGCAGCGTAGGGGCCGACGTGATACCGGACGCCCGCTCCGCCAGCGCCGCCCGCAGCTGCGTCAGCGCATTGAGCGGCAGCTTGCCGGTGGCCCCGGTCGAGGCCCAGTTCGCGTCCCACGGCATGTAATATCACCTGTTGGCGATGGCGGTGACGATGCCTCCAATCACCGCGCCCATGAATCCAATGACGGCTGCGGCGATGCGCCGCTCCGCTCGCAGGCCAGCCATCTCCTCGCGCAGTTCCTTGACATCCTGGCGGGTCTGGGCGGTTTCATGCTTGACGGTGGCCAGGTCGGTCTTGATCGCGCCCCAATCCTCGGAGTGCAAACAGACGTGGCCCGACTGCTCGATCTCGCGTAGCAGCGCCTTGGCCACCATGCGGATGGTCGCCGTGTCGGTCTGTGTGTGATGGCCCATGCCCAGCATATTGCTAGCCCGTGTAGAAGGAACCCGTGCCGCCGTTGTAAAGCGCTTGGATGGCGGCATCGCTGAAATCGACGCCGTTGTAGAAGTACGCGGCATTGAGGCATCCGTCGTACCAGTCGCCGCCCTTGCGGTTGCCGAATCGGAAGGCTCCCGCGTCGGCCTCGATGGTGCCGTCGTAGGCGGTGGCCGCGCCGATCTGCGAACCGTTCTCGTAGATTTTGAGATTTGACCCGTTGGCGACGCAGATGATGTGATACCATGTCGCAAGTGTCAGCGTGTGGCTGGAAACGGTGACGCTCTTGTCCGTGCCATTGGACTGCCGAACGTGCCAGAAAAACCGGCCCGCTCCGGCCGACCAGCTGTATTGCAGATGGAAGTTGTAGTATGAACCGTTCTCCGCCGCGAAGATGGCATAGTCGCTGGCCGGCTGGGATTCGAGCATCATCCAAAACGAGAGCGCCATCTTGCTGGTGGGCTGGAGGTCTGCGCCCATGGCGGCGACGTACATCTCGTCCGTGTCGCCCGCCTCAAAGTCGGCGCAGTTGCCGTACTTGCCGGAGATGAAGTCGCAACCGTCGTTGGTGAGGGTATTGGCGCCGGCTTGATCGGTAGTCGACCCCAGATTCCAGGCCGCAACCAGGTAGGCGTCGTATGGCGACAGCGTGGCGCCGTTGGCGGTCCAGTCGTAGGACACGCGAAAATCCTTGCGCCGGTGCGGTGCCATCCTCATCTCAGATACCGTATGTTATGGTTACGCCGAAAAGCCAGGCGTCCTCGGCCATGTCGTCGGTGCCGTCGGTGTTACGGTAGGCCTCGAAGCATACGATGCGGCCGGTGGCGGCGGAACCGACGGTAATAGCCGGGGTCTCGGCGGTGATCTGCATGTCGGCGCCGTTGTCGGCCAGGAGCGTGTCGCTGACGACTTGGGCGGTGCCGAACGCCCCGGCGATGGCCGCGTCGTCGGCCAGGGCGACGGCCTTGATGCCCCATTCCACGGTGTCCCCGGCGGTCGACCCGGTGGCCGACGACCAATGGAAGTGCGCGGTCAGGGTGTCGGCGTCCCAGGTGGAAGGCATCTCGACCTTGAACTGGACGCGCTCCTCGGTGGCGCCGCCGTCAAACGCGAAATAGTCCATCTCCGGGTATGCCGCGCCATACTCATGGGTGCCGGTCGCGGCGCCGTTGGTGGTGCAGGCGAGCATGGCCCCGGCATCGATGTATAGCTTGGTTTCGCCGGCGCCCGCCGCGCCGGTCTCGCCCCGGACGACGGAGAAGATGGTGCTGTTGGTGGCAACGTTGTATTCCGTACTGCCCAGCGTGACGGCGTAGGTTACGCTCGACATTGCTATGAACTCCTTATCGTGGCGGGATTGACCACAACCAGGATGTCCGGCCCGGTGGGCGGGATGATACACTTGTTGCCGGACGGGTCGACCACCTTGACGTCGAAGTAGTAGCTGCCGAACAGGCTGGCGGTCGTCGCGCCGGTGAATGTCAAATCGACCTCGTAGGCGGTGCCGCTGACCGTGACGTTTTTTGTCGCGGCGGCGGCGGCGTCGGCCTGCGCGGAATCGCGCTTGATCGTGGCGTAGAACTTATAACCGTCGATGTCGGTGGTGCCCCAATCCAAGTTGATTGTCCAGTCCTGGCCGGCGGATATGGTGACGGTGTTTGCCATGGTCAATGCTCCGATGGTTGGTCGAGTCCGAGCCTGGCGGCACGACTGGCGGGAAGGTGACAGAACTGGTCGGCAGACTGCTCGATGAACTCGTCAAGGGCAAATGATGACAGGTCGGCGGAGACCCGTTCCTTCTCTGCCCATGCGACCAGCATCTCCTCAACGGCCAGCGGGTTCATGCCGAGGTGCTCAAGCAGCTCCTGCTCACCCTTGCTGATGCCGCCGTGCTCGCGCACGTCACGGAGGGACTGGCGCAGGGCGCGGGCGACCCAGTAGCGGGCTTCCTGGCGTTCGATGTTCGCGATTGAAAGGTCGCCGACCTGCGCCACGAGCGCGTCATGGAGCCTGCCTAGCTCGACCACATCGCGCAGGGCGCCCAGGTAGGGCCGGCGGACCATCTCGGCCTTAGCCTCACATTCCTCGGCCTCCAGCAGCAGCATTTCGCGGGCGGCTCCGTTCGCGCCTTGCGCCAGCTCACGCTTGACCTTGGCGGCGACGAGGCGGCGCCGCACCTCGAACGTGGCCTCGGTGAGCGCGTCCTGCTTGCGCTGAAGCTCGGCGGCGACCTGCCGGAGACGACGGTGGGGAGCGTGTTCGCCACCGATGGTCATGGCCTGCCACATGAAATCGGAATGGCTTTTCTGCCAAATCGCCATCGCCGGGGCGCAGCGGTCCAGGGTGGCAACTGCGGTCGCCGCCAGTTGTCGGTCCTCGGGCTTGGTGACTATCAGGGACTCGTTCATTGGGGCACGGTTGCGTTGGCGCTGACGGCATTGATGGAGACAATGAGCGCAGCCTTGCGGGTGGCGAGGGCAGCGTCCGAAGCAAAGTCGGTGAAGTCGATGCGGAACTCGGTGGGCTGGCGCTGGTACTTCAGGTAGCGGGCGTACTCCGCCTGCTCGGCGGCGTCCATCTCGTGGCTCTCGATGTCCGGCCACGTCCACTTGTCGCCCTGCCACACGATCCCCCCGTCCGGCATGGCGTGGCTGGTGGTCCCGGCTGGCGGAGCCTGGCCGGGCTTGAGATAGAACTTGCGCATGGCGAACTCCTTAGTATTGGTTGCCGCACACCTCGCGGCGGGCGACGGTGAGGTTGCCGATGTCGGATGCGTTGCCGTCGGCGGCGAAGGCATACTTGTCCATGATATCCTTGTGTCCACCGTCCCACCCGCCGCAAGTATAGCCGCTGGATTCCGAGGATTGGCCGGCGGCGGTGTAGCGTATGGCGCTAAGGTCGCCAACGTCGGCGGCGGTGGCCGAGGCGGCGAACTCAAACTTGTCTATGACGTTGGAAAAGCTGCCGGTATACCCGCCCGCGCAGTATCCGTGCTGGCGCGAGGAGCTGCCAGCGGCTGCTTGGCGGGCAACGGTCAAGTCGCCAACGTCGACGGCGTTGCCGCCGGAAACAAAGCTGAATCGGTCGATCACGTTGAAATACCCGGCGCCGCCGCCGGACGAATAACCGTGCTCAGTGCTCGATTGGCCGGCAACGTAATACCGCGCCACGGTCAAATCTCCCACGTCGACGGCATTGCCATCGGTGGCATGCGACCACCCGTCGACGACGGTTGATACGCTGCCGGTCGAGCCGCCGGACGCATAGCCGTGCTCGGCAGACGACAAGCCGCCTTGTGTGTACCGAGCGACGGTCAGGTCGCCAACGTCGGCGGAATTGCCACCGGGAAAAGCGAACTTATCGATGACGTTGGAGAAGCCCGCATAGCCACCGGCGCAATACCCATGCTGCCTCGACGAGCTGCCGGCGGCTCCGCGCCTGGCGACGGTCAGGTCGCCAACGTCGACGCTGTTGCCATCCACGGCAAAGCCGAAATAATCGATGACGTTGGAATCGGAGCCCGTGTAGCCACCGCAGGTGTACCCGTAGTAGCGCCCCTGCGGCTGCCATCTGAACCATTTGCGGCGACGACCAGCCATGCTACCACCCCGCAGGCGCGGTTGTCGACTTGGTGTATTGGATTTCCACGCCGAGCAGGTAGGCGGTTTCGGCGAGGGCGGTGCCGCCGCCGGTGTAGTCGTAGTTGCGGCTGATTTTGAAGAACACATAGTCGCCTGCGGCGGGTGTGCCCCCAATGGTGATATCATTGCTGGCGGCGGTGACGTGCAGATCCCCGACGGCCGTAACCTGGTCGGCGACGGTAACGGTGGTGCCGGTGGCCGCGTCGAGCGTGTCATCGTTGCTGATGGCCACGCCGCTGATCTCCCAGCCCACATAGTCGGCGGCGGAGGCTCCGGCGGCCGGCTCCCATGCGATCTTGGCCTTTACCGTGCCGAGGTTCCAATCCTCGGGCAGCCGGGCCTTGAACCACGCATGGTTGTCCGCGCCGCCCGCTGCGCCGGCAAACGCCAGCCGGTCGTAGTTGACCTTGTTGGTGGTTGTCTCGGTGAACGTGGCGGTGGCCCCGGCCGTGGCCGCAGGCATGCACGAGGCGGCGTCAATGTAGAGTGTGCCGTATCCGGCGAACGCGCCGACAAAGGTCGTGGCGGTGACAACGTTGTCCTCCATGTGCACCGATTCGATGTCGACGCCGTTGTCGGTGGTGTACTCATTGATGGTGTCGACCAGCAGGGACGGATCGATGCTGACGCCGGCGACGGCGGTGTAGGTGGTAATCCCGTTGACCTGCAGCTGGTAGTCGTTCGACACCTTAACCTGCTGGAGGAATGTGACCGCCTGGTTGCACTGGTTGCCGACGTCGACCATAAGCGAACGGTAGGTCAAGGTGGCCCCCGTCAGCAGCGCGAACAGCAGCAGGTACGGCAGTGCCGGAGCAATGCGCTTCATGCGAACACCTTACGTTGAGTAGCTTTCCAGGCCGAATATTCCGTTGTCGACGGCCAGCCGGTAGTAGGTGCTGGTCGTGCGATCTTTTAAAATCAGCCCCTTGGAACTGTCGGTGATGCGGATGTCCTCCGATTCGATCTTCTCGGCGAACAGCGCCAGCGCCTCGGCCTTCGTGTAGCAAGCCCCGCCGGTCGGCGGGCTGGTGGTCGGCGAGGGGTCGAGGGTGTTCAGCAGTGTGACCGCAAAGAGGACGTAGACGATCAGGTTGGCGGAGGCGTCGTAGCCCCGTAGCTCGAACCACCCCGCGAGGGTCTGGTTGGTGCCGACCTGGCTGGCGAACGTGCTGGTGTCGGCGTCGAGCGTGACATCGATCTGCCCGGTGGCCTTTTGCGCGTCGTCGACCTGGGCGTCAGTGATGCGCACCACCGGCGGCGTGTTCTCCACTTCGGCAACATCGTTGTTTAGGTAGACATAGGTCAACGTGGCGCTGACGGTGAAGGTGTAATCCCCGGTTCCGTTCAGCGTCCATGCGGTGTAGCTGACGTACTCGGATTCCGCGGCGGCGTTGGTCAGGAGCATGATGCCCACCGTCGGCGGCGTGGCGCTGGTGAGCCCGTCGATGCGGATGCTCGTCACCGCGCCGGAATACCCCGCCGTAAGGGCGCCGGCGATCATCTCGTGGGTGAAGTCGGCGGCGACAGCTCCCTGCCACGAGCTGACGGATGTGCAGTCGAGGGCCGCAACCGTCCCCTCGATGTTCGTCTTGATCATCACCCGCCATGTGTCGTACTGCTGGTAGGCGAGAAAAACCGGATCAGAGGCGGAACTGCCGGCGGAATCGCACCGTCGTGCGCCTATGACATCATAGTAGTATGTGCGGTTCGGCATTGGTTTTCCCTCGCCTTCGCCGGGTTGTCAACTCATATCAGGCCAACGTGCTGGCAGACGGTGTAGTAGCTGGCGGTGGTGGCCAAAGTGGAACTGGCCTTCCAGCTCACCATGCGGCACTCAAGTATGGTGCCGTTGGGGATCGTCTCGCCGCTGGCGAGGTAGTTGGTGGGCACCTTGAGCGTCTGGCCGGTGGTGCCGGTGCCGGAGGGCGCCCCAGTGTCGTCTAGATTGGTGTAAATCGTGGCGGTGTAAATCCAAGTGCTGGTTTTGCCCGTTACCTTGGCGTAGTAGATGGAGACGCCGCCGTCGCCGGCAAAGTCCTCGCGCTCGAACCTGATGCCGTAAGACGGGCCGGAACCGTAGAACGAGGCGTCGTAGCCATCAATCTCCATGTTGTGGATGGCCGCCCACAACTCCTCCATGTTGTCGCGTGAGGGCAGCGCCAGGGGCTTTTTTGCGGACTCAGCCATCAGGTGGATACCGCGTTGAGGTTGTAGAGATACCACTTGCCATAGGCCCGCCAGTTGCCGGTTACCACCGCCCCGCCGTTGCCTTGATCCTGGATTTGGAGCGAGGTCAGGCAGTAGGTGCCGGCGGGGGCCGCGTTCTTGCCGTCCCAGTTCGCGGTCGCGCCGGGGACGGTGGTGCCGACGTAGATGATCGGCAGGTCGATGTTGCCGCCCTGCTTGATGTAGTCAGAGAGCTTGGCCATGCTGATGCTGGCGGCATCAATGGTCTTGTGCGCGACCACCTCGACGACGTGACGGCGGAAGAGGTAGGCGTACTTATAGGCCGTCGCCCAGGTGGTATTGTTTTCCATCCAGCTGCGCTTGTCGGCGTAGAAGTCGGACTTGCTGGGGAAGGCCGGCGAAAGACCCGAAGCCTCCGCCAGTTCCTCGAGCGTCGGGGTGCGGTCGGCGTATGACACAGACACGGAATCCCTAATCCATTTGGTGTCGGCACCGGGGAATGACATGGGTCTCTCTCCTACTGGTTGAATCCGCGAAGGTTGCGGGCCTCGACCCCCAGCGTCTCGTTGGTGACGACAACTTCCGTCGGGGCCTGGCGGGACTCGCGAATCCTGCGGGCGCGGGCGGTGCCTTGCAGGATGGCATCATGCGACAGTTCGGACGCGCCGGGCGTCAGTGTGAGCATCTTGCCGCCCTGCTCCTTGATGGCGCGATGTTCCAGTATCTTGCTGCCCAAGCCAAATCCCCAGTCGGCTATCATCTGCGTGGCGGCGTCGCCGGCGCCGCTGGAGACGCCGAACCCCTTCAGTGTGCCCGCCCCTTTTGCCTGGTACTGCGTCTTGAGCAGGTTGATTGACTCGCGCAGCCGGTTCGCCACGTCCGACAGCCACCCTAGGAATCCAGACTCAACGGCAATACCCATGAGCGAGGTATTGATCTTGCTCACCTCATCCTTGAACCGGGCGGCGTTGGCGACGTCCGCGTCGGTGAAGACCACGGCGTCGGCGGCCTCGCGGGAAAGCTCGATGTAGTCCTTGACCATCGGCAGGAGAGCCGTGCCGGACTTGCCCCAGATGTCTTGGGCGAGCGCGGCGCGTCTCGTCTCGTTGCTGACGCCGGCCAGTTTGCGGGCGATGGCGTCGAAGGCGTCCTCGGGTTTCATCGCCAGCAGCGTCTTGGTCTCAAGGCCCAGCTCGCGGAAGGCGCGGCGGTCGGTTTCCAGGCCGCGCTCGGCGGACACCAGCGACTGCGCCTGCCCCTTGAGCGCACGGTCCACCTCGCCGATGCTGACGCCGGATAGGTCGCTCATCAGCATGAACTTCTGAATCCACTCGGCCCCGACGCCGAACCGCTTGCTCATCTTGTCTATGTTGTCGCCGGTCTCGATGACCTTGCGCCCGAAATTGACGATGCCGGCCATGCCCAGGCCGACGCCGAAGGCCCCGGCGATGCCGGCGGCCACGTTGGCGACGGAACTCTTGAGGCCGCTGAACGCCTGTATCGCCTGCCGGTTGTCGGCGTTGATGTTAAAAAGTAGGCTTTGCGTCGCCATCCAAGTACTTCCTTATGGCAGAGAGTTCCGCCTTGTAATCACGCGGCCGGTCGATGCCCTTGACTCCTCGGGCCACCAACTTCTGTGCCACCAGATGCCCGCAGGCTATCATGGGCATGTCCAGCAGCGTCCGATAATCGATGCCGAGCAGCGTGGCCATCGACATCAACCAGGGGAGGTCGAGCCTTTCATTTTTTTTTGAGTGTCGTCGTCCTTGGGGATCATCCGCCAGCCCGACATGGCGACGGTGAGCATCTTGCCGATATCGTCGACGGCCTGCGCCGGGGAGAAATCCGGCAAGCCGTCAACCCATAGGGTGGCCGTCCGTTCCAGCGCGTCGTCCTGGACCAGCTTGTCGAGGAACACAGCCAGGTGCTCGGGTGTCTTGGCGGTCTTGGCGAAGGCCGACTCGGCTCGGACGCTGGCGACATGGCCGGGAATCAGTCCGGCGGCCTCGCGGGGGTGCGACAGCACATACATCGCGATTACCACGTCGCGCAGCGACGGCTTGTCGGTGGTAACCGTGACGAACGGGCTGCGGATGGCATCCAGCACCATCATGGCGGCAACCGAAGCCTGCGGCCTGCCTTCCTCGCCGGCGACGGCGGCAATCTCCTCCGCCACGTCCTCGTCGGGATGTTCCGGCCCGAGCAATTCGTCTAGGCTCGGAAGCTCCGCGCCGGAGTTGAACACGCGAACCTTGTTCTCGATGGGCTGCCGAGCCATGACCATCCTCCCGTAAGGGGCATCAGGTCGTGGCCGGGATGGTGTTGTTTATCCACCGGCGACCGGTGCAGCTCATCCGCTTGTAGTCGGTGTTGCTCTCGGTGAGGTCGCAGCTGGTGACGACGAACTTGTCGCTGCCGACGGTCAGCACGGTCCCGACGGTGGGCTCGGTGCCGTCGAAGACGTACTCAAACGAGCACTCCTGCGTCTTGTTGTAGGCGGTGTAACCGGCGACATGGCCGTTCTCGTCGCGGTACTCGCCGATCTCCACCGCCGACTTGGCCGAGTAGTTTTGAATCTTCCCGTAGCTCCCGGGGGCGGTCGCAACGCCGAACACGTAAGCCATGGCTCTCTCCTTGTGTTTTGTCTTTGGCCGGTTGTCAACCCTACAGGCTGAGGTGGCAGGTGGCGGTGAGGCTGATCTGGTTCACGTTTTCCATGTCCACGGCGTGGCTGCCGCCGGCCAGCGTGAGGCCGTGGAAGGTGGTGTCCACGCCGGTAACCGCGTCGAGGCTGGCCAGGATGCCGGCCGCGCAGAGGCAGTCGCGGACGCAGCCGATCAGGTAGCGGGCCATCTCCTGCTCGGGGTCGTCGTGCTGGTAAGTAAGGGCACCGATCTCGACCTGGGCGACGTAGAGGTTGACCGACGTGCTGGGCTGCGGGTTGGCCGGGTCGTTGTCCACCGGCGAGCAGTGGACGGCGACCACGGGGTAGGTCTTCGCCACGCTGGCGTCCTTCCAGTGCCGCACGGTGGCGGACCCGGTGATGTCGGCGTAAGCCCCGAGGACGCCGACGAACGCATCCTCGACCTGCTGCTCGATGTCGCGCACTACGGCCATTAGCGTGTCCCTTCCCATCTCCTGGCGACCGCCGCCGCCATCTTGTTAAGCCTCTCGTCCATCTTGGCGGCAACCTGCTGGGCGGCGCGTTCGGTGATATGCAGGGGGTGGCGCATCGGATTGCGCCCCTTGTCGAAATCCTCTATCCACGGGGCGGCGTTGCCACAGACCAGACCCGCCTTGCCGTTGGATTGGGATTGGCGCTCGATGCCCCACGCAAGCACCATGCCGCCGGGTACTTTCCGCACCTTCGCTCCCAGCTTGGCCAGCGCCGCCATCCAACCGGCCTTGGTCAATCCTCCGCCCGAATCAACGCGCCGAATGCCGCCAGGTGCGTTCGTGCGATGCCAGGGAACCCATGCATGGAGCTTCTTGTAGGACAGCCACACCGGGCCGCGTTTCGCCTTGACGGCAGGCGTCAGCGCCAGCGCCGCGTAGCACAGGTCGCGGCCGACGTTGCGGATGACCTTTTTCATCTCCGCGCCGGTGGTGCGCTGCATCTCGTCAGCAAGGCGCTCCAGCTTCGCCTTGCTTGCGGGGGTCATTTGCACGCTGATCATCCGTACTGCTCCACCAGGGCGCAGCGTTGGGTCAGCCCGGCCCCGTCCTTGTGGATGGTCTTAACGCGGTAGACAACGCTGTCGATGGTCACGGCGTTGCCGACGGCGACGGTCACGTCCGACGACTTGACGAGGATATCAAACGCCACGTCGTCGGATTCGCCGGCGTCAAGGATGGTCCGGCTGTCGTCGCGGTGCATCCGCACGACGGTGTAATTGACCGACGATATGCTCGCCGTCACGGTGAACCCCGTGTCGGCGAAGAAATGATCAAGCACGCCGGTAAAGCTGGTGGCCATCGGTCAACTCCTCACCTTGGGGCGAAAGTCAACCGCGCTTGCGGACGTTCGGCGTCTTGCCTGTGCGGATCATGCGGTCCTTGCGCCGGTCGTCTTCCAGCTCCTGCTCGACCTGGCCGGGGCTGTGGGTGCAATCCATCTCGACCGGCTTCTGGTATTCAGCCGGATCAACGCGCTCGACTTTCTTGACCAGCCCGCCGTAGGCGTTGGCGAACTTGCAGGCGGCCTCGAAATTCTCATGGTCGCCCTCGCACACCTTGCCGCCGTACCATGTGATCTTGTACCTCTGGCTCATGGCCGTCTCCTTTCGAGGTTGTTTCCGATGCCCTTGCTTTTGTTTTTACCCATCTGCTCGGCTTCCAGCCGCTCCCGCGCAAACCTGTCCAGCCGGTGATACGGGACGTCGATCCTGTAGATGCCATCGCGGGCTTCGCCGCTTTCCAGCGCCTTGAGGTCGGCGTCGGTGAACCGCTGCTCCCACATGAGCCGCATGGGGGCATCCACGCTGACGCCCCAGGAATCGCACAGATGCAGGGCATAGACGAGCCCGAGCGCCTGGTAGCGGTACTCGTCCTCCCCGTCGAGCATTACGCGACGGATGGCGATTTCCTTGCGCCCTTCATGGTAGGCCAGCGCCAGCATGTAGCAGAGCGAGCTTGAAAAGAACCAGTCCCCCAGCGCCAGTTCGCGCCGAACTCCCTCGAACGGGTATATCCTTGCGGCGGGGAACCTGGCGCACGGCTCAGACAGCCAGATCTGCGTTCCTTGCGTGGCCAGCGCGTCATAGGGCTTGCCGTAGAACTCCTCAAGCGTGGCCTGAAACGGCAGGCGGGCGACGGTGCCTGGCAGGTCGTCATGAAGGTTGAACACACGGTCGGGCCGGTGATGCCTTGCCGCGCCGGTGACGTGCCAGTCATTGAGCGTCCACAGCTCCGCGTCGGCCAGTCTCTCCCCCGGCGCCATGCCGTCGATTGGCCCTTGCACCATGGGCGCATAGAGTCCGGCGATGACCAGCGGACGGCTCACATGAACCTCCGCCGCTTGTGCGCTAGCGCCCGCGCCGCATACGGTTCCTGCTCGAACCTGTCCATGACGTGATAGGGCTTTTCGCAGCGATACAGGCTCTTCTTGACGTCCTCGGGCGTGTCGGCGTCGAAGCCCTGCTCATACCAGCGGAAATCGTCCGGGGTGAACCTGGCTTCCATTATCACGCGGTTGGGGCAGTCCGTGTAGCACCCATGTTCCTCGCCCCTGCGGATGGCGTAGAGGATGCCGAGCGCCTGCCAGTAGTATTCGTCATCGTTGGCCATGCTCACGCAGCGTAGGGCGACGTCCTTGCGACCCTCGTAGTAGGCCAGGGCGAGCATATAGGAAATGGACGAGGTGAAGAACCAATCGTTGACGCCCAGCCACGCCTTGACCTCGGCGAACGGGTATATCCTGGCCCCGGGAAAGCGCGGCGTCGGCTCTGACAGCCATATCTCGACGCCGTCGGCGATGGCCTTGTCGTACGGCTCGCCGACGTGCTTCTCAAAGTCCACGCCGAGGTTTTCGATGCAGACCTTGAGATCGTTGTGCAGGTTGAAGATGCGGGCCGGCCTGTAGAACTTCGCCGCCATCGACCACGGCCAGGAGTTCACCGTCCATAGGGGTGCGCCGTGGTAGCGCAATCCGGGTGCCAAATCGGGAATCGCCGGACATACGGTCAGGCCGTAGAGCCCGGAGACGACGACGCGGGTATCCTCCTCCATGCTGCCTCCTGCCTTTGCAAACTTGCCCGCTTGAGGAAAGAGCCCCGGGGGCAAGCCGCCCCCGGGGGTTGCGAACGTTACGGTCAGGTCGTGCTGGCGAGCGCGTCGGTCACGCGGACGAACGCGCCGGGCTGGCGGGGAGCCACGTCGAAGTCGGTAAAGACGATGACGCGGGTCAGGCCGCTGGTGGCGACGGTGTAGGGGTCGACCAGGACGTCCTGGCCCCAGAACCCGATCAGCAGCTGGCTCATGTCGCCGAACACGATGCCGGAGCCGGTCGCGCCGAGCGTGGTGCTCGGGAGCGGGATGGTGGTCGGAATCTGGTTGGTGACGTAGAGCGGGAACCCGTCGATCTGGTCCTCGCCGTCCACGCGCTGGCAGACGAACCCGAGCCCGGCGATGGCCGTAGAGCTGGCGGTGGTCTTCAGCTTGCCGCGGATGGTGTGGTTTGTGATGTAGCACATCTTCTCGCCGAACCCGTTGGCGGTGCCGACGGTGGTCTGCATCCCGATCATGTCGCTGTAGGTCGGGATGTCGCCGAGGCAGGTCGTGCCGAGGGACGTGCGCGTGATGGTCGTGTTGTTCAGGATGCCGATGGGCTGGGTCGCGAGGGTCGTGGTGCCGCTCGGATTGCCGTACAGCGCCGCGAGGTCGATGGCCAGGGCCGTGCTCTTCATCAGGTCGTTACGGACCAGGTTCTCCGCGTCGAACGAGCTCTGGAGCAGGAGCTGCCGGGTGATCTCGGTGTAGGCGCCGACGATCTTCGGGGTGAGCGCGACTTGCGCCAGGGTCCACTGGCCTTCGGTCAGGCCGCCAGCCTCGGAGACGTAGTAGCTGGTCGCGTGGGCGGTCGCACGGGGCAGGTACAGGGCGGTGTTGCCGGACAGGCCGCGCAGCACGGTCGCGCCGGCCTTGACTACAACCATCGCATTGTCCAGGGCGTCGACGAACGAGCCCAGCTTGGACGTGCCGGTGTAGCCGCCGGTGGTGGTCGTGCCGATGGTGGCGTCGCGCTTCTGCACATCGTAGGGGATGTAGAAGCCGCGGGCGGGCTTGCCGTACACCTTCGCGGCGGCGTCTGACGCCTCCTTGATGATGCCGGAGACCTGCTTCCGGTCGGCGAGCTGGCGCACGCCGTCCAGGAGCGACCACTGGCCGATTTCCTTCTCGGACATGCCGATCTCCGGGGACGGAGCGGGCACGGCCTTGAACTTCTCCTTGAGCACCCAGTCCTTGAACTCGTGCTCGCTCTTCCCGTCGCGGACGGCGATGCGGGCCTCGTCGAGGCATCCGCACTTCTCGCCGACGGCGAGGATTTCCTGGACGCGCGCGCGCTCGGCGGCGACCAGATCGATGGCGTTTTCGGGCATTTTCGTTTCCTTCACTTGGATTGTTGCCTGTTGCGGTTGCTTGCTTTCGGGAACGGACTTGCCGGCCTCGGCGGTCTTCGCGGCGGCCTCGTCCGGCGACGCGGACTTGGCGTTACTTTGCGCCGTTCCCTCTGCCTTGGCTGGCTCGTCCAGCTTGGTGACCTTCACTTCGTTCTCGGCCTTCAGCTCGGCCTCGCGGCCGACGCCGACGGTATTGTCGGCGGGGATGCCGACGATGGAAATCTCAAGCGGTTGCCAGTTGACGACGCGGAACACCTTTTCCGCCTCGCTCTCGGCCTTCTCTTCGATCATGTCCAGCACCCGGTAGGCCACGCTGACCTTGCGCCGGATGCCATCCTTGACGTCGCGGAAGATTTCCTCGGCAAACGCCGACTTGCCGAACCGCACCTCGGCGCTGCCCTTGCCGTCGCCGACGCCAGCCTGCTCAACCACGCCGACCTGCTTCTCGGTATCGTGGTTCAGCAGCAGGGGTGCCCCGTCATTGAGCCGGGAGAGGTCAACGGATTGCGGTTGATGGTCAAGAATCTCCACGCCAAACGAGCGCTGGTAGGGCGCCTCGCTGGAAAACGACAGCTTGACGTTCCGGCTGTCCGCCGGGGCGTCCTGCTTCTCGATTGACATGGTGCGGAACTGGACTGGCAGCTTCATGGTTTGTCCTCGTCTGTTGCGGGATTGTCAACCGTGGGTTTGCTTGCGCTTGGCCGCTCAAACCCGGCGGAGTCCTGGGTTTCCTTGTCGGCCTCGATCTGCTCCATCACCTCGTCCAGGTCGTTGCCCTGCTCCGCGACGATCTGCTGATCGCTCTTCCAACCCTGGTCGCGCTGGAGCTTGCAAGCCTCCGCGTCCTTCAGCGGGTCAACCCACTGCCACCGGCGCGGGAGCCATGAGTCGGCGTGGAACTTGTCGTACTTGCTCACAGGGAGATTGCCGAGCTGGCCGGAGACCAGCGCAAACGTCAGCCATTCGGCGAAGACCGGACGGCAGAGGTGGTCAATCCACCATTGCTGCTGAACCATCCAGGAGTCGCGCTCGGCAAGGACGCCGCCACGAATCGAGGAGAAGTTGACGCCTTCCAAATCGTTGGCGAAGTCGTTGTAGGACAGGCGCAAGCCGGCGGCAACCTCGCGGAGCTGGGTCTTGACGAAATCCCGGTAGTTGGCGGTCGGATGCTTCGGGTCGTAATCCTTGAAGTCGTACCCCTTCGGCAGAATCTGAAACAGCCCCGGCTCCGCATCGCTCACCAGGTCGGTGCCGTCCTTGTCGTCGCCGAGCGCACCCGGCCCACCGGCTCCCGATTCGGGCTTGTAGAATCCCATCTTGCAGGCGGCGGCGCGGGCGGCGATTACCTCTGCCTCACTAACCTTGTCGAGGTGATGCAGGGCGACCAGCGCCCCAACGGCGTCGGGAAATCCCCGCGTCTGCCCTGCGCCCTCTGTCCAGAAGCCATGGATTACATCGCTCGCCGGGATGCGCCGATGGTTGGCGCTGGCCCCGCCGAGGACGCCCCGCAGGGTGCTCATGTTTTCGGCGAAGTAATAGGCCAGGGGGCGGCGCCATTCGTCCACCTCGACGCCGTTCACGATGGCCGGCTTGCTCTGTTCCTTGGCGCGGTTGTAGTTCACGTCGCACAGCGCGGCGTCCATCGGCTGCAGCGCATATCCGTACTTCCCGCCCTGCTTGCCGCGAACCTTCTGGAGGAAGAACTCGCCGTCCACCTTCATGCTCTGAACGGCCCATAGCTGCAGGTCGTACCAGGAGAGGATGCCGGCCGGGGTGCAGTTGGCGGCCTTGCCCCAATCCGCCCACGCGTTTTCTATCAGCGCGTTGGCAAGTGCGTCGAGCTTGCCGTCGGGGTTGCGGGCGCGGACGTTAAGACGTATCCCGTTGGGGCCGATGATGTTACGCTGGCTGGTTTCGATGTAGCGCCGATACCAGCAGGAATTTTTTGCCCGGTCACGGGTGCGGGCGCGTATCTTGTACAGCCCGGCGTTGATGTCGTCGTTGAGGTCGCAGAGGGATTGCGTGAAGTCGTTGACGCTGTTGGCGATCTTCGCGGCGGCGAAGTCGCGGCGCCGGGTCGCGGGCGCAACCTTCTTGCGGCTGATTTCCCACCCTAGGATGTTCATGCGTCGACGAACCTTGTCTTGACCTTATTGGCGTATTGCCGGCGGCCATTGTTGAGGTTCTCGCTTTCCACCTCGGCCTCATAGCGGGCCTTCAGCTTCGCCTCCACGTCAAGGAGCTGGTCCAGGCTCATCTCCTGCACGGACAGATCCCCGACGCGGCGCGATAACTGGGCGGTGCTGGCGTTGCCGGAGAGGCGGGCTTGGATGGCGTCGAGGGTGATCTTCGTCCAGGTGCGGGCGTCGTAGCCGCCGGTCTTGACGGCGTAGTTGGGCTTGATCTCGACGATGCCGGTGCGGCGGTTGTACCGCTCGGTTGCCAGCGCGTTCTCAACGTAGCTATACCAGGTGTAGGTGCCGGGGATGTAGTCGTCGGTGGTGGTGGCGGCGACCTCGACAAGGTGGTATCCGTCGGAGCTGGTCGAGGTGATGAGGATTTGCGCGCTGGCGTTGACCAGCGCGTATTTCAGCGTCCACGTTCCCGGCGCATAGTCAGCGTCGGATATCTTCCAGGTGAGGCTGTCGCCGACAAAAAACGAGGTCGGTTCGACCTCGGGGACGGTGGCAATGGCCATTGTCAACTCCGCGCCGTTTGCCTTTGGCGCGGTGTCAACCGGCTACTTCAGGAACCCGCCATGACGGCCGCCAAGCCAGCTCCCGCCCGTGCCGGGCTTGCGGGGCTTCAGCCGAACCTCGCCGCCCTTGCCCGCCCATGCCGGCGCCTTGCTGCGCCAGTGTTGCGCGGGCACGTTGAGCTTGGCGTACTCGATCAACGCGAGCATCATCTTCTCACAGTCAAAATAATGGTCGTCGCCCGTCGATTGCCAGTTCTCGGGCTGGTTGCCGGACTTGACGCGGTGATTTTCCTTGACGGCGGCGATCTGTGAGACATACTCGTCCGACACCTCGGGGGGCAGCCACCAATATGATTTCCCCTTATCGAGTTGAACATAGACATAATAAATCAACTCGCCCTGATAAGTTCTCGGCTCTACCAGCAGCAGCCGGTTGTTTTCCCGGCTGATGACCTGGCGGCGGCCGATGCGCGGGTTGCCCTTGTAGGTGAGGACGTTCTTGCGGTCTGCGGCGAACTGTTGAACCTCGCGGGCGCGGTGGCCGCCTTCGTCGATTATTGCAAGGAGTGGCGATAAACCGGCATATTCGGCGATAATTGCCGCAGACAGGTCGGCCTGCGTTGCCGCCTTGCCGTAGGCCAGCAGCGCGGTGGATTCGTTCTTGAGGACGGCGCGGACGATGTAGACAAAATATTTATCTTGGGTGTCGCAAGACACAAACACCCCCTCCACGTCCTCGGGTGCGGGCGCCGGGCCGCAGTGCTGCCGGATCGCCACCACCGCCGGCGCCTCGGTTCGGCGAGGAAGCCAGGGGATGCCGCGTATGGAGTTGTCCAGTTCCTTTTGCTTGTCCACAATGGCGGTCTTGCCGGCCTGCATCTGGGTGCGGGCGATGTTGAACCAGTTGAGCTGCGGCATCATGGTCGCGAGGGCGCCCCACTGGAATCCGACGTGTTCCGCTTTCCGGTCTGTTCTCTCGTGTATGAACGCGCCCTGGTTGGTGAGCGCCGCCCGGTCAACCTCGGCGTGCTCATGCTTGCAGGCCGGGCAGACAAGCCGGATGCTGTCGCGTATCACTTCTGGCTCGTCGCCGTCGGTCAGATTCCATTGGAGATTGTGAACGTCGGCGCTGCGCATGGTGAGCTGTCCGCAACCTTGGCAGCGCAGATGCCACCAGCCCCTGCTCGATTCCTGGAACTGCTCCCAGATGACTCCGTCGGCCACGGTCGGAGAGCAGACCAGCACCCGCTTTGCGTCGGTGAACGTCCGGCCGCGCTTGTCCAGGTTGATGACGTTGCAGATGCGGCCCTCGTAACTCACCCAGTAATCCACCTCGTCCCCAACGATGTAGCGGATCGGCTTGCTGATGATCGGGCTCCCGGCGCCGGTGAAGTGAATCGGCGCAAAGCTGAAAGAATAAGAATCCTGCCGGTGGCTGCGGGGTCGCTCAAGTTCCATCGCTAGCCTTGGGACGCCAGCCATCAACGGCTCAAGGCTGTCGCGGTTGGTTTCGGTGGCAACGTCGTCGTTGGGATAGACAATCAGCGCCGGCCCGGGTTTGTGCATGAGCAGCCAGAGCAGCCCCCACTTACACA